TCGCTTTCGTAGGCGAGTGACTAGTCTTTGCAAAGGTAGGGCTTGATCGAAAGTTCCATCTTGAGGTATATTCTTCAATATAGAGAATACTTCATCATGTATGGGACGCAATGTTGACTGAGACCAGATGTCTCCTATGGCGAAAACTCGGATCTTCCCTGCTGCTTCCTCTTTAAGTGATAGCTTCCCAATCTTAAGACCTTTTGTTAGTTTCTCCTCTACCTCATCACCTAATGGAAGTTGGGATAAGAATTCCAACTCCTGGTCTAATAGTTTTGAAATATTAGAACCAAAAAAGTGATTGATGGTAGCTAGGTTCTGGATTAAACCAGGATTCTGGACAGCCATGCAAATGGCGTCCAGTGGGGCACCTAACATAGATACCTTACTGTTTGGACCAGCTGTCCGTAACGGAATCAAGCCCTGTACGCCCTTTTGACGATCCGAAAGGACCGCAAAATAGCGTGAATACACATAGCCCAACTCACCGACGTTTAAAGTCGTACTAATCCCTTTAAAAGGATCAGTTATAGAGCCAAGCTTCAGTGTACCAGGATACTTAATAACCCGATACAGACTGAGAACAGCAAGGACTACCTTCCACGACTCCCTAGAATCTACATCAGGGTTGTGAAACCCTTGACGCAGTAAACTAGGGATAATGGTAGGTAATCCGCTTCGTGACGCAACCCTAACACTGCTATTACTAACAGTTGGATTGCCAGCAATATAAAACATAGATAACCGTGTAGCCTCTTTTAAGTAGGCCACAGTCATTACTCGCCCGTTATGGGTTCATAGTGACTTAACACGATTACCAAGTTCTATATAAGCCTGGGAGTCAGAAATATTATGATATCACAACAATAAGCGAACGTATCGGTCAAGTAGGCGAAAGCTTATGAAAGCTGATATTTGTTCCTTATTTTGTTTGTGTTTCATCATAATAATTACGACTCTACAGCCAACAGAGCAACCGTCGCTGCAGAGCAAACTCTGCGGCCCCTCACGGGGCGACAAAGACGTGTGATTACGCATCCACACGGATGAACACAAATCCGTTGTGCACGGGTGCCAATTCTCAGACACTTAGCTACTTCCTTTCACTTTTCGAGAGTTGCGAATTCTCTACTAGCGAAAGCCTCACCAATCATCGTTGTTACGATAGAAGGAGAAAGTCGGGGCGTTTAGCCATGGGTGTGCCCGTAAGGGAACCCAACTTTTAGACCAAAA